GGAGCCCCAAGCAACGCCCGAGGCACCCCAACCTTCAAAGGCTACCTTTGCATCAGCCACCTACTCACCGTTAGGCGATGCGCAGGATCGCGTTGGTCGCGTCTGCGGCAGGGAACTGAATGGTGAAGTTGCCAGCAGTTGAAGTCTTGTCGCCACCAAAGTCCAGCACAGCAACCGCAGGGTTAGTTGTACCGTTGGCCAAGTAAATCAACGCGCCACGCGCAGTGATCGTAGCCGTTGACCATGTGGTGTCCGCAAAGTCAATGAACGCTGTGGTGCCCGAAGATGTGGGTACTTGGCTGACCGTTAAGATGTTGCCACCCGCAGAGTAACCGGTACCAGACACCTCGTTAGACGTGCTGTACGCAGTCGTAGCTGCGCTCAGCGTAGCCGCTGACGTGAACAACGCGATTTTAAAAACTTGAGAAGTGCCAGTGCCAAAGTCGAATTCCCCATCGAGGATACCGACCTTGAACGATGTGCACATTGCTTGTGTGATTGCCATTTTCTAAACTCCTTAACTTACTGGATTGCGAACTTGAACAGTGCGGTACGTGTCTGTACGCAACTTACCGTCACCCAAGTTCTTCAAGAGGCCGAGTGCCTGAACGTACAACTTTTCGTAAACTGCAATCATGTCAGGCTCACCCTTCATGAAGCGGATGGCCTCAATCAGTGCGCCGTTTAAGAGAGCAGAATCAAACTCGGTGCCCAGCCACGTGGTGCCTGCTGTGACAATGGACTCAGGGTAGTAGCCGTAGTGCAACTCTGCGCTGTACGACTGATCAGGTGTGGGGCCAACAATAAACGCTGAAGCATCAAAGATGGCGTAATACTTAGGCAGCTTGCGAGTGGCAGTAACGTCGCGTGGATACGCTTCACGAATGAAGTTCACATCCTTGTCAATCAAGTAGTGATACTCACCATCAGCTTTGATTACGGCCAGTGAATACACGTACAAGAAGTCGGACGGAATCTGAAGGTATTTGTTACCAGCCGACATCGCGCCTGTGACGTTCTTGCGAATAGCCGGAATCTGCACCGTGTTGTAAATCTTCTGTTCAGCCTGCTCGGTGAACATAGCCAACTCCTGCGCAGAAAACTCGTTCTCGCAGATGTTCTCAATGTTGAGGCACAACTCGGTGTAATCCATGATCTACCCTTTAGGCCATAGGGCCGCGAGCCATCTTGCCTTTAGTCTGAGCTTTGCCACCACGAACGACAATGCCGCTGGTCTTGGGGCCAGCATCATCACGCTTGTAGATGTTTCCAACAGACATGTTTACAGTATTCAAGTTGCTGTGATCTGGGCCACTACCGGGGTTGCTTGACATCTTGACAGGCTTACCTGTCATCGTGTGTGGCTCGGCGTAGACGCTGGCAGCGCCAACTTCTTTACCCATCATTTTGTGACTGTACTTGGCCATGTTAGCCTCCACGACCAGCGCCGCGCTGATTCATTGCGCGAGCTACGTTACGGCCATAAGCCTTCATTGACGAGCCAGTTACGCCACCTTTGGCAAACTTAGCCACACCTTTGTGCATGCGTTTCTCATGCGCTGAAACTTCTTTGTCGGCAATCGCCTTCACTGTCTTTTTGTCCATGATGACTCCTTATGTGATCACAACCGTTACTGTACCAATTTGTCCGACTCCCACCAAGTTATTTGGTGTAAGTTCGGAGTCAAAACCTCGGGACATTCCTACAGGGTTCCACCCCCACTGGATGTTCCGACTACCTTCGCCAATCGACCCAATTGCGGTTGTACCCGACTGGTAGTACGTATTATCCTTGCGTGGATTCCGCAATGCTTGCGGGTCATCCACAGGGTACATACCCAGTTGCAACTGAGGTTGATCAGGCTCCCAACACTCTCTGCAAACCAATATATTGACCTGCTGCGTCTTGATGATCAGCGTGCGCAACTCGCGCAAACGGAACTGAAAACCACAACGGTCGCAGATCGCAATCGCAATCTTGCCGGAGGCAAAACGGTTTCCCATTAGCCACCCCCAATGTAGGAGCGACGCGGCACAAACCGAATCGCAGCCTTTTCTCTATCCTCTCCTGCTGCCAAGTCAAACTGCTCGTCGTATGCGGCCTTCAACATTGGGATGCGGTTTTCCAACTCGGGCACCTTCATGGCAATGTGATAGGCCAAACCAGCCGTTACAGCGGGTAGGAACCGGAAGTTCATGTCTGCGGTCTCAACACCTGCTCCAGCGTCTTGGATGCGGCGCATGCGCCAGTATGCAAGCTGGTAGTAGGGTGCGGCTGCGGTGCCTTGATCTGGGGTCGGCCAGACGGTCACAGCGGGCACTTGAGGCCAATACACCGCAGCCCCTGCGGTATGCGCAGCAGGGAAAGTATTTTGTTGGCCACGGCCACAGTTGGAGAGCGTTCCTTGCGTGCTGCCCACAACGGTTGTGATGTACCCGTAGCTGATGATCTCACTGTCCAGACGGATGAAGCCTGCGGCTGGCAAAGCCGTCACGTCACTCAGGGTGATAGTGGTAGCAGTTGAATTGATCGTGGATGACAACAGGCCAGCAGTCAGGCTTTCTTGGCCCGACATGCGCTGAATCCAGATTTGGATTGGGCGTGCCTGCTGTAACTTGTTTGGGATTGTCGCGTACGTGGAAACACTGATGCGCGTGATCGAGAGATCAGATTGTGTAGACACATTGCCCGCACCCGTGCGAATGACATGTTCCATCAAGTCGATGGTGTCGTTAGGTAGCGCGTAGGTGTTGACGCCTTGCACGAGGTTGATCACCCCTTGCTCAATCGTCCACATGTTGATGCCACGGTTTTGCCACTCAATGGTCATCAGATTCATTGAACGACGAGCAGTGCGCAGGTCATAGCCAGTGCGCAACTCGCGGCCAGCACGCTCCCACGACTCCTCTGCGATCTCAGTAAATTCGAGATTAAAAATAGAGGTGCCTGAAGTGCTCATTTACCGATACCCCGCTGTTTTCTTTGCAATCGTTTTAGGCTGGGCTACAAACTGTTTGCCTGCGGCTTTACCAGCACGCTTTGCTTTGGTTGTTGCGGCGTACTCAGCAGGTGACAAAGATTTTATGGCAGCTTCAGGCAAATACCGCTCCCCCGTCTTGCTCGACGGCTTGCCAGATTTGGTGCGCCACTTCTGGTCACCCCAATCTTTGAGCGATTTTTGTGGAGCTTTCAATCTCTGTACCCCCCACCAGCGGCCTTGTATTTCTTGGCCACAAGCTGGGCTTTACGGGCTGACCATTGGCCTGCACCGGTGCCCTGCGTAGCCGCCGCTTTCACCTGAGACACAATTCGCTTGCGCAAACTGGGCTTGGTGTAGTTTCCAGCGGCGTTAACTTTGCCACCCTCAGCGTACTCAAGAAAGTCTGTGTCGTCGCGGCGCTGACGCACCTGCCCATCCTCGGTGAAGTCCGTGTTGTCACGGCGCTTCTTCACCTTGGCTTTGGGCATTTTGTCTGGGTTAATGATCCCCATACCGCGACTTGCTCTCATGATTAGCAGGCGTAACCGCCACCCTTCATAGCAATCATGGTGCCTTTGGTTTTGCCTTTAACAGCACAACCGTCAGCACGCTTAGATGCAGAGCCTACAGAGCCACCACTCTTGAAAGCGGGAGCAGGCATCACAGACTCATCGGGTGCTGCACCACGTGGCTTAGGAGCAACTGGCATCATGGGCTTCTTGGGCATGGGTTTCTTCATAGCCATAGGAGGCTTGGGCATTGGCTTTTTCATACGTACAGATGCTCCGTCAATGTCTTGTGGGGGTTTCCCCATCTCGGCAGTATAGATGCCGCCGTCGTTAAATTTACGTTTTTTCATCAGCACTTCCCGCCTTTCTTCATTGCGATTTGTGTGCCTTTGGTTTTGCCTTTTTTGGCAACGCCATCAGCGGCTTTACGGAACACGGCACCGCCCTTTTTCATGCCCATCATCTCAGCCTTTTCGTGCTTGATCATGGACTTGGGTGCGCCAGCCTTTTTCATGAAGCCAACTTCTTTCTTGGCCATGGCTTTTGATTCTTTCATCTCACCACCTCTTTCAAATTTACGGCCTTTATCGGCCTGACTAAACTCTTTGGCGACCTTGGTAGGCACACCGACTTTTTTGGCAAACGCAGGGTTGTGAGCCGCCGCATCCATCAAACGCTTTTGCGCTGGGCTAACCGAGGGCACTTCTTTGCTCCTTCATGAACTCGTCGAGCTTGGCATCAAGGCGATCAAGGCGTTGAATGACACGGTTCATGTCGTTGTGGACATCGGCCTTAGTCACATACTCCTTGGGCATTTCTTCCCGAGTCTTGTTGAGCAAAATTTGAACGCGCTTGAGTTCTTCGTGCACACCTTTAGCCCACATGAGGATCAAGGCAGACACAAAAGACAAAACCACATTCCATACCATCATTTCCATATCAGCACTTCCACGCTCTAAGACTCTTGTTGATACGCGAGTCTGGGTCTTTCTTAGTCTTCTCGGATGTCAGCTTCTCTTTCATACCGCTCATACGAGCGCAGAAGGAGGCGCGACGCCCTGCGTCGGCTTTGGTCTTGGGGTTGGGTGCAGGAGGTTTCAAATTCATCCCCTGCTTCTTTGCGGAGGCGCGACCTTTCGCGTTGAGCCCTCCACTCGGACTCTTCCCTTCTTTCCGTTGCCATGCTGGACTCTTAGCCATAGAACACCGTTACTTTAGCGTCCGTCAACACAACATAAACGTCTGTTTCAAACAAAACGCCTTGCGCTGGAATAACCACGCTAAACGGTTCGCCGTTGGCAATAGTGTTGATGGTAAACAGGGTGGTGCCACCAGAGCCGCCATCTTTAAAGGCGACACTACCTGCACCCGTGCCGGGCTCAACTAAGGCTCCGCGCACACGAGTACGGTCACCAAAAACAGAACCTGATGCAGCCATTGATTTGGCTATTACGTCAGTTTGCATACCCATAATCAATCTCCTTTAGAACAGGGGCCGAAGCCCCTTGGGTTGATTACACTTGCTGTGACGATTGGTACATCGTACCGTCAGAGTTGCGAACCACGTAGTTGATCACGATGGTACCTGCGCCAGCAGTAGAAGCACCTTGAGCAACCGTGTAAGTCACAAACTTGTCGGTAGCGCCAGTGTTGGCCCACAACGCAGAAGCAGCGGCGGCGTTATCACACACAAATGCGTTAACACCGGGATCAGTCACGGTCAAGGCTTCGGTGATGGCGGTTGCGCCAATCGACAAAGTGATCGTGGAAGCTGCGTCAAACAGTGTGGTGGTGATAAAGCTAATCCCTGTGATCAAAGAGCCAGCAGGAAGCACGAACGCATTGGCTGCGTCAGCATCGTTGAAAGCAACAGTTTTGATCTGAACGACTTGAGTTGCGCCGGTGTTACGTGTAGTAGCAGCGTCTGTGCCAGTCGTGTAACGTGTTGTGCCAAGCAGCCACGGGCCGAGGTGAGTTGCGATTCCCATGATAGGTTCCTTACATACAAGTGAAGTGCATCAATCGGTATGTCGTCTGCCGGGACAGTTTGATGCACCGGAATTCCCGGAGTGATTCAAATATACACCAAATACCAAAAAAGAAAAGCCCCCGAAGGAGCTTTTCTTTACGCGGTTTAAGCGCCGGGGGAACCGAAGATACCCAGAGGGTCGGATACACCGAAACTATAACGCTCGCGGGCCTTGTAACGGCTGTTGCCGGTATCAAAGTCAGCGTCCATGCCATTTTGCAATGGGCTACGGACAAAGTGCTTCAAGCCATTAGGCACGTCAGTCATCAGGAACCATGCGTTGGTGTCTGTCAAGTAGTGGTTGACAGTGTAGCCTTCGCGGATGGAACTGTTGTTCTTCAGTGCGTTAATGTCGTTGTCATTGGTGCCGACGCGGAGTTCGGTTTCCAACAAACGAGTTGCAACGAATTGCAACGTTGGGGGCACGATCAGTTTCTTAGGCTGAGCAGCGATCAACAAACCACGCTCGTCTGTCCAACCAGCGATCTGAATGACAGCGGCTTCCAAGGAAGTCTCATTCAAGTCGGCAGCGACAGTAGGACGATTGCTGTTGGTACCACCAGACACCAGAGGGTGGGCTGTCGAGCACAGAACTTGACCGTCACCGTAGGTGGGGCCGCCAGCAAAGGCAGTGTTCAGGATCGCAGCAGCTTTAACCTGCTTGGTGTAGGCCATGGCGCGAGCCAAAGCCTTGGTGTATCGAGCGGACAACGAGTCATACAAGTTGTCTTCGATAGCTTCTTCGGTCAGAGAGAAACCCATCGCAATGGTTTCGTGCACGTAGCGT